AAGGAACGGTCGGCTTTGTCGCTCGTCTTGAGTCCAACCAATCAGTCTTATCGACTTCCAGTCGAGGACAACTAGAATTCTGAATTCTGAATGCGAAAGAGAGGCGTCCATGAGAGGACAAGCAGGCGGTGACGCCAGAATGAAGCCCGAAGGACAGAAAGTAGGGCGTTCTGGCTCTCGTGGATCAGCCCGGGCTCGTGTGGTGACGATCGGAAAGGCCAAGGGCCAGCCCGACTTGCCCGAGCGAGCAGGGGGCTGGCCTGAGCCGACGCTAATCTGGTATGAGCACTGGGGCGCTTCAGCTCTCAGCAATGACTTCACGAATTCCGACTGGGATGCTCTACTAGAAACTGCGCGCTATCACGCGCTGATCTGGGACGAACGCGCGCCCATGACTGCAATGCTCAAGGCCGGCGCAGAGGTCAGGCAGAGAATGGCCCTATTCGGCGCCACACCCCTCGACCGCCAGCGCCTGCGCATTCAGCTCGTCTTCGCCGACGAGGCTGAGGCCAAGGCCGACGCCGCTGGCACGACTGCGCCGGCCTCGAGCCGTCGCCGTCGCGGCCCTCTGAAGGCCGAGGCAGGGTAATGGCTCAGCAACACTTCGTTCGCGACTCTGAGGGCAAGTTCGCCGATGTCCCTGGCGTGGGTGGCAGCATCTCAGACGCCAAGGCAGCTGCCCGGCGTGAGGCCAAGCAGGCTCGAGCACGCGCGCGCCGGCAGGCAGCCAAGGAGAATTCGACGCCCACGACCAAGGCTGGCGCAACTCCCTCGACCGGCCCAGCTCCCGTGAAGGTCGGGGCCGCGCCCTATGAGCAGGAAGTTTCACCCTTCGCCGCTCAGATGAATGCCCACATCGCGTCGAAGAACTACAAGACCAAGTCCAAGCCCCAGAAGGACTACTACGGGAATACCATTCCCAGCCCGACTGCCAGCACGCCAGTGGCTAAGCGGCCCGAGGTTTACACGATCCAATCTCGGTCTCCTGTCTACAGCGGGAATACCAAGGTGGCTGCGGGGTTCACTTCTTCGAAGCGGTTCCAAGTCAAGGATGGACCCCAGGGCGGGTTCAAGACCAAGGCCGAGGCGGAACGCTACCTGGCTCGAGTTGCGGCGGTGAAGGCAGAGAAAGAAGCCGGCCCGAAGCCTCTCGAGCACAAGGAAGCGTACAATTCTGTGCCGCGGGCTGATCTGACGCCCGAGAGCAAGCGGGCGCTGAGGGACTACGGTTCGCCATCGGGCTATCGCACTGTGAATCCCTACCTCAATCACAACGGCGAGGTATTCGACAAGTCGATCATGGCTCACCGGCCGGCGACGCCTGCCGAGGTCGACCGGGCCAAGACGATGATTGCCGCGATGGACAAGGCATTCGACGAGGCACCGCCAACGACTAAGCCGGTCAAGGTATCGCGCGGGGTCTATGGTGTGGAGAATATGTTCGGTGCGCCCGGCTCTCGGGTCGGCCAGCAATTCTCCTCTCAGTCATACGTCTCGACGACTACTGCGCCGGGCGCCGACACCGGCCTGGGCTATGGCTATTCCAAGCGGGGCAAGGGCACCGCGGTGCTCACGGTCAACGCGCCGGCGGGAACCAAGTTCCTGCACGGGAATGACTTCGAGCAAGAGCTCATTCTCCCCAGGGATAGCAACTTCAATGTCAGGTCAGATTCAGTTGGCCCCGACGGGACCCGCTACATCGAACTGGAGCACCAGCCATGATCAATGATCGGAAGAGGGCAGCCGCGGGTGATGCTGCTGCTCGTCGGCGAATCCCCGCTCCACCTCCACCGGCTGACCCAGCTGAGGATCGTTACTCGTGGCAGCCGGGTGAAGTGAAGTGGAAATGACATGCACTGCCTCCACTGCAAGGCGCCCAAGCAGTTCCTAGCCCCACACTGCAAGACGGCCACGGGCAAGCGAGCCAAGACCTGTACGTGGTGGCGGTGTGAGCTCTGCTCGGCCATCATGAACACATCGGTATGGTTCCGTCTGAGCGCCTCGACGCCTGCACCCCCTAGTAACCCCTAGGTAGGGGCTGCTACGGCGCGCAGGGGCTCTTCTCGAGCGTCTCAGAAGGGGGTGACGGCGTGCCCTGGAAGCCGACTGAGCCGGGCGAGCTACCGACGCTCGGCTACATCGCGATTGACTGGATGAGCGCCTACCTGGCCGCCCCCGACAAAGCCGACTACGAGCCCTTCGTTCCGTACCGCGAGCAAGAGGACTTCCTGCTCCGGTGGTACCAGCTCGACCCAGTGACCGGCCGCTTCGTCTATCACCGCGGGCTGCTCGGCCGGCCCAGGGGCTGGGGCAAGAGCCCGCTGCTCGCCGGCATCTCGGCAGTGGAGGCATTAGCACCGATATGCTTCGCCGGCTGGGATGCTGATGGTCAGCCAGTCGGCCGGCCCTGGCGCGACATCAAGACGCCGAACGTGCACATCGGTGCGGTATCCGAGGAGCAGACGCGGAATACCTGGGAGCCCCTGCTCCAGATGCTCGACGGGCCGGTGCAGTATGAGTACGCCGGCCTTGAGCCCATGGAGACACAGGTCAATCTGCCCGAGGGCCGCGGCAAGATTCTGCAGCGCACATCAGCCGCCCGGACAATCAAGGGTGGCCGGCCTATCTTTGCCGTGCTCGACCAGACAGAGGAATGGGTCCCCAGCAATGGCGGGCCGCGGCTGGCAAACACCATTCGCAACAATGCAGCAAAGGTGGGCGGGCGCACGCTCGAGTCCCCCAACGCATTCATCCCGGGCGAGGAAAGCGTCGCTGAGAAGTCGGCGGAATACGCTGAGTCTATTATGCGCGGCCTCGCGCGTGAGACCGGCCTGCTCTATGACCACCGGGAAGCGCCGGCCACCACAGACCTCTCGGATAAAGAATCGCTGATCGAAGGTCTCCGTGTGGCCTATGGCGATAGCTCAGGCGATGCCGAAGGCTGCATCATTCACGACCCATCATGTGAACCCGGCCATGTCGACCTCGACCGGCTGGTTCAAAGCATCTGGGACCCGGCGTCGGACGTACAGGTCTCGAGGTCGGACTTCCTCAACCAGATCACTCATGCCTCGGATCAATGGATCGACCGACCCACCTGGCGATCGAGGATGAACCTCGACAGGGCCGTGCAGCTGGGCGACCAGATCGTGCTGGGATTCGACGGTTCGCGCGGGCGCAACCGCGGCAAGGCAGATGCCACCGCACTGATCGGCGTGAGAATCAACGACGGCCATGCTTTCAAGGTACGCATCTGGGAGCAGCCGCCCGGGGCAGCCGGCAAGGACTGGGTGCCGAATGTGATCGAAGTCGACGCCGAGCTGGCCGCCTGCTTCGACCGCTACCGGGTAATGGGCCTCTATGCTGACCCTTCGGGCTGGGCCACACAGGTGGCTGCCTGGGAGGCACGGTATGGCCGGCGTCTCAGGGTCAAGGCTCACCAGCAGTCACCGATAGCCGTGTGGCCCCGAGGTAAAGACAGCCGCGTGGTCGAGTACGTCGAGCGGCTGAGGCTGGCAATCATCAATGGGGAGATGAGTCACGACGGCGACGGCGACTTAGAACGGCACGTCATCAACGCCCGCACGCGCGAGACCAAGACAGGCAGGATGCTCTTCAAGGCATTCCCGGATTCACCCAACAAGATTGACGGGGCATATGCCTTGACTATGGCATGGAAGGCCCGGACCGATGCGCTGGCCCAGGGCATTGGCAGATCACGCACGCGAGGGAAGGTAACGGTTCTACGATGACGACACTATCCTTCGCTCCCCCGACCGGATTGACCGATACCGAGCGAGAGCTGTACCAACTCAACCTTGCCCAGCTTACTGAGAAATACAACCGCGCGGTCATGCGCTCTAACTTCTACAACACACGGAAGCTGCTCGACGAGGTGGGGTTTTCTATCCCCCCGAACATGCGCAATATCGAGGCGGTACTGGGATGGCCGGCGAAGGCAGTCGACGGACTTGCGAGCCGGCTGAAGCTGATCGGCTTTGTCGAGCCGGGTCAGGCTGAGCCCAACGAAGACCTCGACTATCTGTTCGCCCAGAATCGCATGGCCATTGAATGGCCGATGACGCAGATATCCACCCTGACCCATGGGTGTGCCTTTGTCGCGGTGACGCCGGGTGATGTGGCCGGCGGAGAGCCCGAAGTGCTCATCCAGACTATGCCGGCGACGGAAGCTACGGGCATCTGGGACGTACGCAAGCGACGGCTGACTTCGGCCCTATGGCAGCCCGAGATGGAAGCCATGCAGAAGACTCGAGCTATCCTCTTCACTGAGGAGAATACGGTCGAGATGAGCCGGGATCGTACCGGCCCGTGGACCATCAAGCGCACGCCCAACAAGCTGCCGCGGCTGCCGGTCACGATGGTCGTACACCGTCCCCAGCTGACGCGGCCCTATGGCGCGAGCAGAATCAACCGGTCGGTGCAGTACCTCACCCAGCTAGCCATGAGGACTCTCCTACGCACAGAGGTCTCGGCCGAGTTCTACAGCTCGCCCCAGCGGTATGCCATGGGCGCGGACCCCGAGGCTTTCATCGGTGAGGACGGCGAAGCAATCACCGCCTGGGAGACGGTGCTCGGCAAGGTGTGGCTTATGGGCAAGGACGAGGACGGTGACGTTCCGTCTGTCGGCCAGTTCGCTCAGGCGACTATGCAGCCCCACATCGAGATGATGCGGATGATTACCACGCTCTTCGCTGGCGAGACTTCGCTGCCGGTGTCGACCCTGGGAATTGTCCACGACAACCCGGCGTCGGCGGCTGCTATCGACGCGGCCTGGGCTGACATGGTTCAGCAGGCAGAACTGAGTCAGGTCGAACTGGGCATCCCGGTGCTGGAGATTGCCCAGAATGCGCTCATGGTCTCGGAGAACAAGCGGGAGCTCACTAAGCCGCTGGTTCTGATGAAGCCCAAGTGGACCGATCCGTCTATTCCCACACGGTCTGCAATGGCCGACGCGGTGACCAAGGAGATTGCAGCCGGCGTGCTGCTGCCTCACTCGCGCATTGCGCTCGAGAAGCTGGGCTATGCCGAGTCGGAGATTGTCCAGATTCAGGCCGAGCACAAGGCGGCCAAGGAAGAGCAGGCACAGCTTGATGCTCAGGTAATGAACCCAGTACCGGGAGGGCCGCCTAGTGCGCCAGGAAACAGTGGAGCTCCGCCGGCAAAACCTGGCGCTTCTTTCCCGCCTGGACGGTAGCTGGGCCAGGGCGTGGAGGCTGCTCGACCTCAATCATCTCGACAAGACCTTTCCCAAGTGGTCGGCCGCGGTGGCGGGAATCATCGGCAGCTTTCGCGGTGAGGCTGCGTCACTGGCGGCAGAATACATGGCAGTGTTCACGGAATACCAGGCATTACGCCCACACGTACTCGAGCCGGCTCAGTTCAACACCAGCATGAGGTTCACTGGGCCGGTCACTGTGAAGCGCATGATGTCTCGCGGGAGTTCGCTCGAGCAGGCCGGCGTAGCTGGAATGCGGCGGTCATCGTTCGCTGCCCAGAGGTTCACGCTCGACGCCGAGCGAGACGTGATCAGCAGGACCGCAGTGGCGGATGGGGATATCGCCGGCTGGAAGCGTGTAGGTGTCGGTGACTGCGACTTCTGCCGCAAGTTGATTAGCAAGGGCACCGTGTACACCGACGAATCTCCATTCAAGACGCATGACCATTGCGCCTGCCTTCCTGAGCCTGTAAGGGGTTGATCGTGGCGATCCGCAAATACATCCGGGATGAGAAGGGTCGATTCGCCAAGGTCGCCAACAACCACCCCGAGGGCACGTTCTTCCATAACATGAGCGCGGCTGATCAGAAGGCCGTCAACAACCAGGAGAAGCGCGACCGCGCCAAGGCGCGCGCGGAGAAGGCTAAGCTGTTCGCCGCTGCGGAGAAGAACACTCAGCCAGTTCAGCCGAAGGAGCAGGAAGTCTCGCCATTCGCGGCTCAGATGAATGCTCATCTGGCGAGCAAGAACTA